TGGGCATGGGATCATTCGATCAGTATCGGTGCTACAAGCCACTGGGTACTTGATGACAACATCTCAGACTTCTATAGACTACACAATAATGAGAGAATTAGATTTGAGAGCGGTGTAGGCTTTCAGGTAATGGAAGACTTTGTATCGAGGTACGATAATGTTTACATTGCTGGTCCACAGTATAGGTTCTTTATTGACCCGAATCAAAAGTATCCTGCTTACGTTGCCAACACCCGTATATATTCTACTCTTCTTATTCAGAATGATTGTAAGCATAGATGGCGTGGTAGATATAACGAAGATACTGATATCTGTCTCAGAGTGATGAAAGACGGAGATTCGTGTCTACAGTTCAATGCGTTTATGCAAGGTAAAGCCGCAACTCAAACAGTGAGCGGTGGTAATACTGCTGAATTCTATCATGCTGAGAACACTGAGAATGAGGAGTTTAAAGAGACTGGATACAATACTGAAGGTACTGTGAATAAGTCTCAGATGCTAGTTGACATGCATCCAGACGTGGCAAGACTTGTCTGGAGATATGGTAGATGGCATCACTTTGTAGACTATGGTCCATTCAAGACTAATAAGCTAAAGTTCAAGTCTGGCTATGATAGACCTACTGGCACCAACAACTATGGTATGGAACTAGTAAAAGACTTTGACTGGAAAAATACTTTAGTTAAATGACAAAAAAAGGTTGACATTACCTTCCTATCTGCTATACTACATGTATAAGTTAAAAAAAGAGAGAGAAGATATGTTTAGAATTCCTAGTTTTCACCAAGAAGAAGTTGAGTTGAGCCAAGCGTGGCAAACTATGAGTAGTCACGGTAGAGGTGATTGTCTTGAGGGAATGAAGTCAATGGACAGGATTTGGGTAGAACATTGCGCTACTCCTGATGCCGATGATGACGATTTCTTTAGTAACTGGTGTTATGAAGTGAATGCTTATAACAAAGTATATGCAGATATGTCTAAATTATTTGCATAAAAAGGTTGACATTGTTGTCGGACCTGCTATAATAGTATCTGATTTGAACGATTGAGAGAGATTATTATGTACGTACTAAGAAACCTTACTGATGACGCCATGACTGTTCTTAAGACCTTCCGCAACCAAGTAGAAGCTTTAGATTATAGAGAAGAGCATCTAATTCCTTCTGAAGTCTGGGTAGACTACGTAGAGCCTGTTACTAATGAAGACCTTATTCTTGATGCGTCTAAGCCAGCATATATTGTTCAAGTTTTTTAAAAAAAGTGAAAATAATGGTTGACATTGTTGTCGGACCTGCTATACTTACTAAGTAATCAATTGAGAGAGAAATAAATTATGGCTTATGTATCACAAGAAATGAAGAAAGACCTTGCTCCTGCTATCAAAGCAGTCCTTAAAGAATTCGGCATGAAGGGCAGTATCTCTGTCCGTAACCATTCAACTTTGTGTGTGAATCTCAAAGCTGGTGAGATCGACTTCTCTGAGAACTACACTCACGGTGATCGTTACATCCAAGTCAATGAGTACTGGATTGATGAGCATTATAAAGGTGTTGCTCAGAAGTTTCTAAACAAGCTGTTAGAGGCAATGAAGGGTCCTAAGTACTTCAACAATGATGATGCCATGACAGATTACTTTCACCGTTCACACTATACTGACATCAATGTTGGTCAGTGGAACAAGCCATACGAATTAATTTCATAAAATTGAAATTAGGGGTTGACATTCGTGTCAACTCCATGTATACTGATCAAGTAAACAATGAGAGATTATATTATGCAAGTAGCAGTGATTCATACAGCCTTCGAAGACAGTCCACGTACTGTCGCCTTTGTAAATATTCCTGAAGACGCTCGGTCAACTGATGAGGCTCTAGAATATGCCTATCGTTGGACTAACAACGTATCAGGTTCTTGGAGTCGAGGTGACATTGAAAACAATGGTGATTATAATTCAGATGTAACTGTTATGGCAGATTTGCCAGTTCACGAAGGTGTGACCTACGGTCTACGATCTACTTCGATGGGTGACCAGATGTTAATAGGCAACAAAAAGTATAAGGTTGCTGGTTTTGGATTTGAGGAGATTTAATGAGTAAACACTTTATTTTTGATTTTGAGACTATTGGGGCAGACGTTCTTGTTTGCCCTGTAGTCGATATGGCATACACAACTTTTGAATGGGAAAGATTTACAGAGAATCCATATACATTCGAAGAGTTAGTGCCTGAGGTTAAATCGGTCAAGCTATCTGTTTCCGATCAGATGTCTAATCTCAACTGTAAGTTTAAGAAAGCAGATGTTCACTGGTGGGAGAATCTTCCTAAGATCGCAAGAGACAAAATTATTCCTAGCGAAAGTGACTTGACAGCCGAAGCTTTTTGTGATACTATACTACAATATTTAAGAGAGCAGAACAAGATTGATTATTGGTGGTCTAGAGGTAATTCTTTCGATCCAGTTATTTTGTTCAGACTCATGAATGCTTATGGTCAAGACAAGTTGATGAATGAGTACTTGAAGTTTTGGAAAGTACGTGACATCAGAACTTATATTGATGCTAAGTTTGACTTTTCAACTAGAAGTGGTTTTGTTCCACTCGCAGATGAAGGTTACTGGGAGAGAACATTTGTGGCTCATGATAGTTCTCATGATGTTGCGGCAGATGTTCTTAGATTACAGGCTATATGCAGAGCCGAAAATGATTTGGAGCAAACTACACGATGAGTAAGAAAGAGGAATTCAAAGCCGCAGAAAGCGGTGCGTTACGTGAATGTATTGGTGTTCCATACTTTAGACAACTCCCTCTTGAGGGACTAGCCGCAGGGGCAGCCGCTCTTGAATATGGTGCTACTAAGTATGCAGACCGAAACTGGGAGAAGGGACTTCCCTGGCAACAAATGATTGATAGTCTTAAAAGACACATCGATGACTTTGAACGCCGAAAAGATTATGATGATGGTCCCACTGGTTCTGGATTACCTCACATCTGTATGATAATGGCTGGAGCTTTGATGCTATCTAGTTCAGTTATGCGTGGTGTAGGCGAAGACGATAGAATGCCCGAACTTGCTGAAGAAGCATTTGGCGCTAAAGACTGTGCTAAGTGGATCAGAATGCAAATGGAGAGGTCTGAAGAGTTAACAAAAAACAGGAGAGATATGTCATAATCATGAAAACTTTTGGCTGTTCTGATATAAATAATACGCAGAACGTGATTTTAAACTATTAATAAAGGTGAATAAAATATGAAATTTAGTACAGACACATTGAGCGTACTCAAAAACTTTTCGACTATCAACCCTAGCATTGTGTTCAAGCCAGGTTCAGTAGTTCGAACAATATCCCCGCAAAAAACAGTTATGGCTGCGGCAACAATCGATGAGACTGTTGAGACCCAAGCAGGTGTTTATGACCTGTCCAGGTTCTTAAGCACTCTCGCATTATTCGATAATCCAGATGTAGTATTTGGTCAAGATCGCTTCTCTATCAAAGGTGGTAGAAGTGAATTGAGATACACGTATACATCGGAATCACTGATGGTTACTCCTCCCGAGAAGGACATTGTAGTTCCTGATCCTGAAGTATCGGTCAGTATTAAGTGGCAAGATATTGAGAATGTCCTGCGAGCCGCAGGTGTTCTTCAGTTGCCCGAAATTGCTTTCATTGGTGATGGTAACAGCGTTACTATGTCAGCAGTAGACAGCAAAACATCAACGGCAGATAATTACAATACCGTTGTTGCTGAAGGTATCAGTACAGATCCATTTAATATGATCATTAAGACTGATAACTTAAAATTGGTACCAGCTGATTACGAAGTGACACTATCTTCTAAAGGTATGGCGCATTTCAAATCGAGCAAGGTCCAATATTGGGTTGCAATCGAAACTCGTTAATTTAAACTTAGTTATAGGAGACTAATATGACAGAAGAAAACCAAGCCCCCGAAACCCAAGAGCAACAAGCTCCTGGTCTCTCATTGAATGACATTTCAGCCGCAGTTCAAATTATTGACGTTGCGACTGCACGTGGTGCCATTCGTGGTGAAGAGTTACTGCCTGTTGGCACAGTGCGTCAACGTTTCATGGCATTTTTGGAACACGCTAAAGCAGAAGGGCAAGATGTAAATATGCCAGGCGAAGCACCTGTTCCACCTGCTAACGCAGATGAAGTCCCGTCTAGCGAAGAAGTTCCCGCTTCCTAGTTAGACACCCGAAGGGGAGATGTCGCTTGACATCTCCCTTTCATCCCTTTATACTACACAGTGTAAAGTTTATTATATTATGGAGATTGATGATGCAAGATGATTTTTTATGGGTCGAGAAATATCGACCGCAAACCGTTTCTGATGCCATCTTACCAGATGAGTTAAAGAATACCTTTCAACAATTTGTTGATCAAAACAACGTTCCCAATCTATTACTAACTGGTCGTGCAGGTGTCGGTAAGACAACTGTAGCTAAGGCTATGCTCAATGAGATTGGCGCAGACTTCATCACCATCAACGGTTCGATGAATGGTAATATTGATACACTACGAATTGATATTTCAAACTTTGCTTCAAGCGTGTCTTTTACTGGTGGACGTAAGTACGTCATACTAGATGAGGCTGATTACTTGAACGCAAACTCAACACAGCCCGCACTTCGTAACTTTATGGAAGAGTTCTCTAAGAACTGTGGCTTCATACTAACATGTAACTTTAAGAACAGAATCATTGAGCCACTTCATTCTCGTTGTAGCGTGGTCGAGTTCAACATAAGTAACAAAGACAAACCACAGATTGCGGCAGACTTCTTTAAAAGAGTGTGCGGTATTCTAGATGATGAAGGTATTCAATATGATAAAAAATCTGTTGCTGAAGTTGTACAACTTTATTTTCCTGATTGGCGCCGAGTCCTTAATGAACTACAGCGTTATGGTTCTACTGGTAGGATTGACGCTGGCATCTTAGCCAGTAAGTCTAGTGACAATATTAGTTCTCTAATTTCTTTGATGAAAGAGAAGAACTTTACTGGTGCCCGTAAGTGGGTTGCAGAGAATAGTGACATTGACAGTGCTGTTTTGTATCGACAGTTGTATGACATTCTTCCGTCTAAGATTAGTTCTACTCAAAGTATTGCTGATTCAATTATCATACTTGCTGAGTACCAATACAAAGAAGCATTCGTTGCTAACTCAGAGATCAACCGAGTTGCCGCACTTGCAACTCTAATGGCAGAAGTGGAATGGAAATGAAGAACTTGTTAGGAGAGTATGTATTTACTCCAGATGAGATAGCTAAATCTTTAGTTGAGTCTTGTGATACTAAGTATAGCATTGTGATCGATCCATCAACTAAGATGGGATTTAACCTTGTTGTAGATAAAGGCTTGTTGAAGAAGAACTCTGATACTGTCCACCAAAGAACTGGACTCTATGCAATATACAAAGACCATCACTGCTTATACACAGGCAAGTCTGGAAAAAGTATGGGCACTAGACTCGGTAGATTTGTTAAAGAAGTTCGAAACATGTCTAGATCAGATGAAAAGCACCCAGCCGCAAAGAAGTATCGTTCTATGTGGGGTGAAGACTTCTCTAACATGACGGTATCTGTCTATCCTTTGAACGAGCAATCTGGTATGACTTTAGATGATGTTGAACTATCTCTAATTAGAATACTGAAGCCTTTATTAAACGTTCGAGGTAAGAAGTGAGATTCTTTAGTAAGTCAAAAAAGCCATCTCATCCCTGCTTAACTTGCGGTAAGAAACTTGGTAAAAAGTATAGCGAAGTTAGATACAAATATAAAGACGGCGAAGGTATTGCCTATATTTGTCCAAAATGCTCGGATGAGTTCGATAAAACTAATATGGATAAGGAGACAGAAGATGACTTCTCCGTTTGATTATGTAACGTCTATTACGCAAACCAAAAAGAATATGATGCGTGATAGCGAAAATGATGTTCTGGCAGAGAAAGGTTACGAGCCATGGCTTGTAAACAATGCGTTATCTTACCACGCAGATACAATTCTTCATGCCAACTTAATGAATATGCACCACGAACTGGATAAACGACCCCAGTACGAGTGTCTTATAAATAGCATTAGACCTAAAAAGCGATGGGCAAAGTGGGTTAAGAATGCTGGAAATGAGGAACTCGATATTGTGTGTGCCTATTATCAATGTAATAGAACAGTTGGTCAAGAGTATCTATCCTTGTTGTCTAGTGGAGAACTAGAAATTATGAAAAAACAACAAGAAACAGGTGGTTTGAAAAAATGAATTTATTAGATAAGTTAGTAGAGGTAACTCTACCTAACGAAGAGAGTTTTCTTAAAGTTAAAGAGACTCTAACTCGCATAGGTATTGCCTCTAAGAAAGAACAGAAGTTGTTTCAGTCGTGCCATATCTTGCACAAGCAAGGTAAGTACTACATCGTACACTTCAAAGAATTGTTTATGTTAGATGGTAAGATTAACGATTTCTCAGAAGAAGATAAAGCCCGTAGAAATACGATCATTACTTTGTTAGAGGAATGGGATCTTGTGAAGACTGTTGATTCTGAAAAGATCAAAGAGCCCACGTCTCCATTATCACAAATTAAGATTCTACCTCACAAAGAAAAAGGTGAGTGGGAATTGATTGCGAAGTATAGCATAGGCAAAAAACGATAACTGGAGAATTATACTATGGAAGTGAAAGACAAGACTGGTCCATTTACCCACGATTATTTTAACTTTCTTGATAATGATTCTGTAGTCAGTCAAGAACTTATTACCTATTATATCAATGATGGGTACTTTGTAAAGCGTACGGCTGTACGCAGAAACCTAAGTGATGGAGACTATCATGACTCTATTCACGTTGAGCCACTTTATAGAATTGAGGAAGATTGATATGACCATCTCGCAACAACTTGAACTATTTCCAGAACTCGCTTCACCCATAAATTACGCACCGACTACGTATACGTTAGACACTAATGGATCTATTCCTTATACTCTTAACTATACTATCAAAAGCAGTATCGATGATCAGATGAGATTGATGTCCGATTTAGCCGATAAGGTTGAAGTCAAAGTATACAAACTATTTCCAGAAGCCCATATGCCAGAACTTGGAACAGAGTGGGCAGCCTGCTTTGATCTTAAAGCATCAATGCGTGATGGAGATATCATCAAGGTTATTGGACTAGTAAATCGCAAGAGAGAAGTAAGCTGTCACAATGGATCATTCGTCTTATATTCAGGCGAGAGATGTTTAGTTCCTACGGGACTAGTATTTGATCTAGACGATGATCAGTCTATGCGTATTCATCCACGATCTGGACTAGCATGGAAACAAGGCATATCATTAGCAAACTGTGAAGGAGTAGTCGATGCAGATTACATACAACAGACATACGTTATGCTAATAAACAACTCTAGTGAAGTATTTACAATAAACGATGGCGACCGCATTGCTCAAGCTGAAGTAATACAACATAATAGTTTTGAGTTTGTAGAAGTTCATGATGAGCCTCAATCAAAGACCAGTCGTACTGGTGGATTTGGTTCTACTGGAGTCTAGTACTCATGTAGTACAGTAATACATGTTATTACTAAATATCATGTATTTTTTTCAGAACATTACCATATTGCATGTATAAATAAAGATGTAAGTTGCCTTAGGGGGCTTACTTAAATTAACCCTTGCTAAATATAGGAGGTCAATAATGACTTATTTGCAAACACAATACGACCCTTTCACGACTGTAGGTTTTGATAGGATTTTTGATCGCATTACATCACTTCATAACGAAGGACAGGTAAAAGCGAACTCATACCCACCATATAATATCACTAAAGAAAGTGATACAACTTATATTGTGGAATTAGCCGTAGCAGGCTTTACTGAAGAATCGATTGACATTGAGGTAAAAGACGGGCAACTTACCATTGAAGGTAATAGTTCTGATGCCACAGATGAGAAAGAGTATCTTCATAGAGGCATTGCCGCACGTGCTTTCAGTAGAAAGTTCACCTTAGCTGAGACTGTAGTGGTCAGAGATGCTTCCCTAGAGAACGGAATGCTTCGTATTCTGTTAGAAAACGTTATCCCAGAAGAGCAAAAACCGAAGAAGATTTCTATCGGGAAAACTCTTCAGGATACCAAAGAATTACTCACTGAGTAATACAGGGTGGGACGGAGTGAAAGCTCCGTCCTTTAATTTCACAGCTAACTATAGGAGTCAAAAAGCTGATGAACAGAGCAATCTCTTTTCTGAAGAGTTGCGATGGCACATTTTGCGATGCAGTTGCACAAGTTGCACTGAGCGTAGTATGCGTCTTTGTAATAGCTACTTGTCTGGGTAGCATATCCTAAGAATGAAGACACCACACACAACACAGGAGAAAAGTATGTCTAATAAAAATCCCTTCGAAATCCGAGCAGAAATGCTCAAACTTGCAAAAGATTACATGGATCAGCAGTATCACATGAACATCCAGTTCTATGAGAACATGATCGCAGAGGGCGAAAAAGCCCGTAAAGATGTTGAAGACTGCCTTCAAGATGCTTACAAAATGTATTCAATGGATGAGTTGATGGAGAAAGCCAAGGAACTTTACACTTTCGTATCTGAAAAGAAGTAAGTGTAGTCACCAATCTAAGGAGCGTGAACAACGCTCCTTTTTTCATTTTAATTACAGGAGAGACAATGAGTATTGTGTTTTGGGTAATAGTAGTAATGGGCACTATCAGCGCAGTTGAAGGCAATTCAAAATTGAATAAACTGTGTCAGAAAGAGATAGATGAGGGCGTTTCTGCCACCATTAAAGAGTGTAAACAATATCAGTTTGATACGAGGATCAAAACAGGCTGGTAATACTTAAAATAATGCTTGACAATTGGTCTATGCCGTGTTATACTACACGTTCTAATTGGAGATATAATATGAAAACTGTGATCGCACTACCTACGCTCTATAAGCGTGATACTAAAGGTAAAGTAAGAGTTCTGACCATTGAGTATGGTTATGATGATGAAACCACCGCTGGCACTAGATCAGTTGCAGGCATACAAGAGGGTCAGTTAGTGACCTCTGGATGGAAACTATCCACACCAAAAAATGTTGGAAAGGTTAATGCAACGACCAATATCACTCAAGCCTTAGCAGAAGCCCAAGCAAATTGGGATAAGAAGACTGAGAAAGAATACTTCTCTGATATCAAGCTAATTGACACTTACGAAAAGTTTAAGCCTATGCTTGCAGGTGACTACACTAAACGTCCTCAATCAGAGGGCTGGAGTCAACCTAAACTAGACGGCATCAGATGTATAGCAAATTCATCTGGATTGTGGACTAGAGCAGGCAAAGAAATTACGAGTTGTCCACATATCTGGGAATCAGTGAAGCCATTCATTGAAGCAAATCCTGGTATCGTCTTAGATGGCGAACTATACAACCACGAACTTAAAGAAGACTTTAACAAGATTACCAGTCTTGTGAGAAAGTTGAATGCGACTCCTGAAAGTATTGCCGAGTCTGCATCTCTTGTTCAATACCACGTGTACGATTGCTACGTAGAAGATATGTTGTTTATCAACAGAATTAAACTGGCTTACGGAGCAAAGAGTGATGTTGTAAAGATCGTTCAAACAGACTTTGCACAAACACAAGAACAACTTGATGAGTTCTACAGTTCTTACATGACAGATGGCTATGAAGGTCAGATGGTAAGAAACAACACTCCCTACGAGAACAAGAGAAGTAATAACCTCTTAAAGCGTAAAGAGTTTATCACTGAAGAATTTCAAGTGGTCTCTATGCTTGAGGGTCAAGGCAACTGGGCAGGTCACGTAAAGCATTTTGCTCTTACTCTGCCAAACGGTGCAACTTGTGGAGCTGGAGTTAGAGGCAAGCAAGAAGTCTTAAAAGAATTGTGGGAAGTTGGCGATACACCGTCATGGGCTACACTGAGATACTTTGGTCTTACACCTGATGGTGTGCCAAGATTTCCTGTTGTGATCGATTATGGTTTCGGTGAGCGAAACGATTAAATACTTGACAAAATGTTTCATACGTGATACATTGTACATTATAAGAAACAGATTAGAGGCTATATGACTTTTTACACATGCGTAAATAGATACGGCAGTAACATTCTCTTTCGTGGTTACACGGATGATGGTGGTCGCATTCAGAAGAAGATACCATTCAAACCAACGATGTATCTTAAATCTTCAAAAAATGAGAGTGGTTGGAAATCTTTTGATGGCGTGCCTGTTGACCCTATTCAACTCGACTCTATGCAAGAAGCTACCGAATTCGTCAAGAAGTATGAGAACGTAGACAACTTTAAGATATATGGCAATAACAACTTTGTCGCTCAATTCATCCAAGATAAGTTTCCTGGTCAAATCAAATATGATCTAAAACGCATCGAGGTTGGTAATATCGATATTGAAGTTGCGTCTGATGATGGATTCCCAGAGCCAGATGAAGCCAAGCATCCTATCATCTCGATTGCATACAAAAGCAGTAAGTCTAAAGTGTATCACGTTTGGGGTCTTGGCGAATGGCGTCTAGAAGACTGTGAACTTGACATGGATGGCTGTATGATTCAGTACCGCCATTGTGAAAATGAAGAAGACTTGATGCTAAAGTTTCTAACGTTTTGGCATGCAAACTGTCCAGACATTCTAACTGGTTGGAACATTCGACTATTCGATGTTCCGTATATGATCAATCGTACTATTCGTATACTCGGTGACAAAGTAGCAAAGCAGTTCTCTCCTTTCGGTATCACAAAGTACAGAAAGATTGGCATCAAAGGCAAAGAGATGGATGCTTACGAGATATACGGTGTACAGCAAGTCGATTACTTTGACCTGTTTCAAAAGTTTGGTTTTACCTATGGTAATCAGGCATCATATGCATTAGATCACATAGCGTCTGTTGTTCTAGGTGAGAAGAAACTTTCTTACTCTGAATACGGTTCTCTACATGGACTCTATAAACAAAATCACCAGAAGTTTATTGACTATAATATTCGTGACGTTCAAGTCGTTGATAAGATAGACAAGCAAACTGGTTTGATGGATCTAGCATTGATCGTGGCATACAAAGGTGGCGTAAACTACAATGATGCGTTCGGTACAACTGGTATATGGGATTCAATCATATATCGATATCTGTACGATCTCAAAATTGCAGTGCCACCTGCCACCCGCAAGCATAAAGATCCATATCCTGGTGGTTATGTGAAAGAGCCTAAAGTTGGCATGACTGAATGGGTAACGTCATTTGACTTAAACTCACTTTATCCCAACCTCATCGTGCAGTACAATATGTCACCCGAGACACTAGTTAAAGGTGATGATTTCACTGCCAGTGGTGTAGAACACTATCTAAAGAATCCAGTGTCTGATGCACCTAGAGAACGTGACCTATCAGTTGCCGCTAATGGTTCGATGTATCGTAAAGATAAGCGTGGTGTTTTCCCAACTATCATTATTGGTCTTTATGATGAACGTGCTGTTATCAAAAAAGAGATGCTTAAACTTAAGCAAGAAAATGAAGGTAAAAACTCAGCAGACTTGAAGAGACAGATAAATATACTAGAGAACACTCAGCAAGCTATTAAGATTTTGTTGAACTCTCTTTATGGTGCATTAGGTAATCAATACTTTAGATACTTTGAAATGGTTATCGCAGAAGGCATCACATTGTCTGGTCAGCTATCTATCAAATGGGCAGAGCAGGCTATGAACAGAGCCATGAATAACATATTGAAATCTGATGATGAAGATTATGTGATCGCTATGGACACTGACTCGTTATATGTTAACATGGGACCTCTTGTTGAGGCAGTGAAGCCTAATGATCCGGTGAAGTTTATCGATCAAGCGTGTGAGCAAAAACTGGTGCCTATCTTAGAGAAAGCGTACCAAAACATGTTTGAGAATATGAATGCATACGACAATCGTATGGTCATGGCACGTGAAGCTATAGCAGACAAGGGTATATGGATGGCAAAGAAACGCTATATACTTAACGTACACAACAACGAAGGGGTTCAATACGCAGAACCAAAACTCAAGATTATGGGCATTGAAGCCGTCAAGTCCTCAACGCCTCAAGTGGTGCGTGACAAATTTGTAAAAGCGTACCGCATTATGCTTAACTCTACAGAGAAAGAATTGCAAGAATTTGTGAAGAACTTCTACGAAGAGTTCAAGTCTTTACCACCTGAAGATGTATCATTTCCTCGTGGTGTGAGTGACATTGAAAAGTGGCGAGATAAGAATACCATCTATAAGAAAGGTACTCCTATCCACGTCAGAGGCGCCTTGCTATTCAATCAACAGATGAAGAAGCACGGACTATCAATGGAAGAAGTCAAGAATGGTAGTAAAGTCAAGTTTTGTTACATGAAGATGCCAAATCCTGTGATGGAGAATGTAATATCTTTCCCACAGTTTTTGCCTAAAGAGTTTGGTCTAGATCCTGATATTGATTATGAAACTCAATTTAACAAAACGTTCAAAGAACCGTTGAAGATGGTGTCCGATGCCATCAACTGGGAACTTGAACACATAAACTCATTGGAGGGTTTTTTCTCATGACAGACGATATATTTGATTTCGGCTTTACCGCAGTCGATGAAACAGAACTAGAAGCGGTACAAAAAGCAAACATTCAGATCACAGAGACAAGTGGCACTGCTGATCAGTTACAAACGAAGTTAGACAAGTTGTATAACTCTATTAGTCCACTACTTAATAGCCTTAAGGCAAACCCAGAGAAAGAGTATATTCTTTGGCCTAATCGTACAGGAAAGATTGAACAATTTGAAAAGAAACTGTTTGACATATACACGGGTTGATGCTATAATAGGCGCAATGAAACAAAATCTAAACAATGGAGAATTATAAATGTCATCCTTAATGGAAAAACTCGCAAAGAACTCGACTATCAAGTCGACCGCCCCTATCATGGACTCAAAAGTCTTTGGTAAGAAAGATATGGCACCAACGTCTGTACCTATGGTAAACGTTGCACTGTCAGGTAAACTAGATGGTGGACTAAGTCCAGGCTTGCTAATGTTAGCTGGTCCATCTAAGCACTTCAAATCAGCATTCGCATTGCTGATGGCTGCCGCTCATCAAAAGAAATATAAAGACAGTGTTATACTGTTTTATGATTCAGAGTTTGGTACACCACCAGAATACTTCAAGTCTTTTGGTATTGATATGGATCGTGTTATTCACACACCGATTACAGATGTCGAGCAGTTAAAGTTTGATATCACTAATCAGTTGAATGACTTAGATAAGAAAGATAACGTGTGTATCGTAATCGATTCTATTGGTAACTTAGCATCTAAGAAAGAAGTTGATGATGCACTAGACGGTAAGTCTGTGGCAGATATGTCACGTGCAAAGCAGATGAAATCTCTGTTTCGTATTGTAACACCTCATCTCAATCTAAAAGATATTCCTTTGATCTGTGTGAATCACACTTACAAAGAAATTGGTCTGTTCCCTAAAGACATCGTGTCTGGCGGTACTGGTGCTTACTATTCTGCTGATGCTATTTGGATCATCGGACGTAGACAAGAGAAAGAAGGCACTGAGATCAAGGGCTACCACTTTGTAGTCAATATCGAAAAGTCTCGACATGTGCGTGAAAAGTCTCAGATCCCTATTACTGTTACCTTTGATGGTGGTATCATGAAGTGGTCTGGACTACTAGAAGTTGCAGAGAAAGCTGGCTATGTACATAAGCCAAAAGTTGGTTGGTATGAAGCCCTTAATCCAGAGACTGGTGAAGTTCTGAGTGATAAGATGATGCGGGCAAAAGAGATCGTAGACAATAAAGATTTCTGGTTAATGATGTTTGAGAAAACAAATCTTGCCAAACACATCGAAAAGGTGTATACTATTGCTTCTAGTGCGGGTCTCATCAGTGATGATTCTCAAATTGAAATCGCTGATGAGGAGATAGTGGCGAATGATTGAAAACACCGTTCTTGCGGGACTCTTACATAACGAAGATTATATGCGAAGAGTTATACCTTTTCTTAGTGAAGATTACTTCGGTGACTTCACTGAGAAGACTGTATTTAAATCTATAACAGAATATATTGCAAACTACAATAGTGTGCCAACCAAAAGCGCCTTAAAGATTGCTATCGATGAGAAAAGCAACATATCAGATGATCAGTATACTACAATCATTGAAACGATTGATGGTCTAGATTATGATGCTAAAACTGATTTAGATTGGATCGTAGATAAGACTGAGAAGTTCTGCCAAGACAAGGCAGTCTTTAATGCTGTTCGTGAATCCATTCTTGTGTTAGATGGCAATCACAAAGATTTAGATAAGGGTTCTATTCCTGATCTATTGACTAAGGCACTTGGTGTATCTTTTGATCAGAATATTGGTCACGACTTCCTCGAACAACCAGAAGATCGATATGAGTTCTATCATACGAAAGAAGACAAAGTTGCGTTTGACTTAGACTTATTCAATAAGATCACTAAAGGTGGCTTGTCTCGCAAATCTCTGAGTATTGCTCTCGCAGGTACTGGTGTTGGTAAGACGTTGTTCATGACACACTGTGCGGCAGCCAATCTTATGGATGGCAAAAACGTTCTATACATTACTATGGAAATGGCAGAAGAGAAGATTGCTGAACGTATTGACGCTAATCTCCTAAACACTACGATTGATGCACTTCAAGAAATACCTAAAGATGTGTATATGAAGAGAGTTGACAGAGTGAAAGGCAAGACTACTGGTAAGTTGATTGTCAAAGAGTATCCGACTGCTAGTGCTGGTTCTGCACATTTCAGACATCTTTTAAACGAATTAAAGCTAAAAAAGAACTTTAGACCAGATATCGTGTACATCGATTATCTAAATATATGTACTAGTTCGAGAATGAAAGCTGGCGCTAATGTGAATTCTTACACGCTTATCAAAGCAATCGCTGAAGAGTTGCGTGGTTTGGCAGTAGAGTTTAACGTGCCTATCTTAAGTGCTACACAAACAACTCGTACTGGTTATAGTAGTTCAGACTTAAACTTAGAAGATACTTCTGAGTCCTTTGGTCTACCAGCAACTGCTGATTTTATGTTTGGTCTGATCTCAACTGAAGAGTTAGAGGGTCTAGGGCAACTGATGGTAAAACAATTAAAGAACAGGTGGGGTGACACTAATTATCTGAAACGTTTTGTAATAGGAATTGATCGATCTAAGATGAAATTATTTGATGCTGAAGAATCAGCACAAGATTTAGTTGATGATACTCCTGTTGCAGATAAGGGTAACTTTTCTAGTAGAATGAAAGAAGAGAAGTCCAACGACGGTAGTGTCTTATCCTATAGAAAGCGAAATACTGAGAAGAAATCAAACTTTGGTGGCTTCAAATAATAAAGAAATAAATGAGAATATACTGGAATAAATTTCACTCGATGATGAAGAGTGGAAGAATACATAGAGTATTAAACAAATACTTAAGTTAGGAGAAACATATGTGGTTGTGGATTTTAAGTAACGTAGCGGGGTCACTATTAGGTGCCGCATCTACAAAATGGTTCAAAGATACTAGAGCAGGTCATTGGTGCTATAACAAGTTCGATGATATTGCTGATTGGGCTACCGAAAGGTATGGCGTTGATATTCTTGATAAAGAAAACATTGCTTGGAAATCCAAGTATCCAAATGTATCTAAGAAGATTGATGAGTTAGAAGCAAAGATAGTTGAATTAGAGAAGAACAGTCACCCTTGCAAAGAACTACATGAGTTCGATGTATGGCCGGAGTTAGATGCTAGAATCAAAAAACTAGAGGAAAAGACTTTTTGGAAAAAATAATGCTCTATCTTGTAACTAAAGTCAACAAAGAGTTTCAAGTTTTAGAACAGTCCACCGGACTTAATCTATTCACTACGACTAATGCCAACGAAGCAGAACGTATGCGAGTGCTATTGAATAATGGTAGTGGCTTTGATGGGAACACACCAAGCTTTTTTATCAAGGAAGTTGCCCAATAAAAAAGGCAACTAAAAGCTGCCTTTTCTAAATAGTTTGCGTGACTGGGAGGAACCCCACCTGCATATAAAATGCGACCCCAGTTATTCCTTTTGTGAGTTTTTTAAAAACGTCCACACTTGCCTCTTGTGTTGTTACACATTCACACGCACCCATGCGACTATTTATACATTTTTAAAACCCGTGTCAATCTTTTCGTAATACTAAATAGCATCACCTGCAACAGAAGAAGGAATAGTTCATGTCAGTGGCTCCAGACGAAGGAGTCTTTCTAGATATTGAAGTTATGGAACTGGTTGACGGATGTATAGAATCATCTGTGCCTATCTATCTAATGGCTCAATATGCAAAATGTGTTGAACACGATCCGTTGTTATCAGAAAGCTACCTTAAAAAATTGTCAAAGAAAATGCTTGACAATTGGAATAAAATAGTGCATAATCATAAACATCTGATCAGTGAAGAAGACCTTAAAAACGTTGACTTTACTGGCGATTATCCAAAGCGCACAGAGATTGGTGTGCAACAGATGAGGTATGTATATTATGGCACTAAACGCAGAAACAATCCGTGAAGTCAAGTACGCTTTAGAAGAAGCCGAAATGCTTGAGTTCGCACTAAACGCTTATGATGAGCGTAGGATACAAAGCAACGCCAGCAAAATGTCTGGTGTACCATTGAAACTGGTACGTAAAGTATACTCGGAGACACAATCATGAGTATGCATATGATAAAAGGTATTTACGCTCCTAATTCGAAAAGGCGTAAAGCCAAGAAACTCGACATGAGTAAAGTTGAAGTACAGTGGAGACAGTATAACAAAGATATGAGGCGCAAGCATATGCACTCATGTCAGTTCGATACGCTAGATGAATATGTTGCATATATATCTGGTAAACTAAAACCTAAGAAAAGAGAATTTATACCATATGAACCGACGCCAAGTGCACCGCAACAGAATAAGATACCAAGCCAGACGGCGAGCCCAGTTCATGGAATCCCACAAGCAGGAAGACGAAAAGAGCGACAAGTCTACACAGGAGACTACATCGTCGGAATTGCCACCATGCATAAGTCAAACGCAGTACCTATTACGAACCAAGAACAAGCAATAGAGATAGCAAGGATGGCTAAATGACTCGCTCATAAATAGTAGAAACAAGAGGAATCTACTGAATCATGAGTATGGAAGCATATGCTAAAATTGGAGAAAACCTGAACTCTATCGTGAAAGCGAAGAATTATCAGGTTGCTCCTCTGTATCCTAAAGGTAAGCCTGGTACTAATGATAAGTCTACTAGAGAGTTTCGCCTGCAACTGATTGATAAGAATCGTGATACGAGTGCCGATGTTATCGCACACCTTAAGATGCAGTTACGTAAAGATACTAGTTTAGAGAGTGTGACGTTCAATGATATCTCTCCTAATAGTTCTAAGTTTCCTAGTTACGGCTTTACCTTTGATGGTCTCAAGTACGACATCATCATTGCAAGAGGTGCCAATGCAGGTGAAAAGTTCGAAGTACGAACAGTCAAAACACTAGATAACTTTTTCAAAACTCGTACAGATAATGAGACATCTGAAGTTGTAACTCTAATGAG